TATTTTCTTTTTTTAACGTCAACAACATCATACTCATATGAAAGTAAGTTTCCTTGATATATGATTGTTTTGTTAAAAGATGCAATACCAGTCTGTTGATCTACCATTTGAGTGATCTGTTCTGGAACAGTAAATGTAAATGCTTGACCATCAACAGATGAAACAAATACATCACCCGCAGGAATAGTTACAGTAGATGGGTAAGTGGTACTAGCACCAACAAATGTAGTTTGCACAGAAAAAGCAACACACGCTTTTGCTGCTTTTATTGATCTAGGTGTATAATTTAATTGTTTTGCTATCTTTACTACGTTGTCTCTTATTGTTGCCGACTCTAAAAACGCTTCATTCATCGCCATATTAGCGTTGAAAGCAGAATAATATGTGTTGTACGCTAGTACGTCTAGTAGATATGACGCAGCAGAACCTTCAAAATCATAATCAGTGAACTCAGTTCGAGTTCTCATATATGATTTGATAGATTCTTTTATTTCTGAAAAATCTAAAGAAGTTAAATTTGAGGGTATTGCGGGCATTTATATTGTCTCCAATAGGAAGTCAACAGTTTGTATCAAGGTTTCACCAACAATAGTATAGTCAAATTCAACACGAAGATTGTTTTCATCCTCTGGATCATTAAAAACTCTAACTTGACGAACATTAATTCTGGGTTCTAGTCTTTTAACGACGTTGATGATTTCTTCTTTTATGTCTTGTGCTAGAAAAACATCATATGGTTCAAATAATAGTTGTCTCAAACGTGATCCAGTCTTAGGTTGAAATGGTCTTTCACCCATTCCAGTTAATACTAAATTACGAACTGATTGTTTAATAGCGTTTTCATTCTTAACCACGGTAAAATCTTCAGTATTCGGATTTGCTCTCATCTGAATACTAAAGTCTTTAAATTGTCTGCTAAGAGTTCGTTCTGCTCTGAACTTGTACGCCATTACTCAAAACTTTCATTTGTTTTAAGTATTTATCACGTTCGGGCATAGTTACTAACCATCTACCACTTTTAATAAAATCTTCACTCATATCTACTCGAATCATTTACCCTGTCCTCGATAACGTTTTTTTGCTTTGTTACGAGAAGTTGCAGAATACTTACTGTGTTGTCCTGTACCTTGTCTTGTCTTTTTAGGTTTGGATTCAATAGTTTGACCCATACTGAAAGTTTTTGCCATAGTAATAATGTAGTTTTATGAGAGGGCACTCCTTCTAAGTGGAGATCTTTTGTACTCCCTCAGTGTGAGTGACTATAATCTATATCTATATCTATTCCTGACGCATCAGGAATCTCTGGCAAATCTTCTTCTTGCCCTTCTAACATTTTTTTCATCCATTCATCAATACTTAAAACTTTCGTTTTTTCCATTGAATTAACCACAGAGAACAGTAGGTGAACCATAAGCAACGACTGACTTACACGGCCAGGATGCTTTTGGCACTCCTACACCTAATGGGTCTAGCATTCTGGCAACTCTTCTCTTAAGGGCAAATACTGTAAATGTAGTAGCGTTTAAAACTCTTTCGTGACCAACACCACCTTTATCTTCTATAGTCAACAATCCACAAATTATCGGTGTTGGAATAATACACATTGCTTTTCCGCAAGGACACAAATAATTTATGATATTTGTAGTAGGAGATATATGCGGAGTAAAAACATCCATCTCTAACATAATAGGAAGTTTATTTACTAATACTGTTGATCTCTCAGGTGTCAACCCAGTTAAAGGAATCAATGGAGTGGGTGGCCACCAACAAGTTTTATCTTTTATCTCGATAGTAAATGGTATGGGTGGACTTCCGCAAGGTTGTTGATTATGAATAGTTGAAGGTATAGGAATCCCGTGCCCACTACAAGGTAGACCATTATGACTTGCAACTGGCATTGGTTTTCCCATTAGAAAGATGCGTCTGAATAGTCTTCTGATTTTTCAAAAACAGCAGAGTATGTGAGTTCTTCTCTAAAATAGGATTGATATATCCTACCCCAGATGAGATCAAACTCCTCTTGGTTTAAGTTCTTGAATAAACATTCTCCTCTTAGATAGATGTGATAAGTTGGAATCATTAGTCGAACCTTAAATCACATTCATCAAAGTAAGGGTTTCCGTAGTTGTTCATTGTGTCATCTAGTAACTTTGTGCTCGCTGCGGAATAATTACGATAGAGTAATGTACCCTCGTAGGGTCCCATCTCTATATAGTTGTCCGCGTTAACTAAGTTTGGATCTATGGATATAGCAGCGTGTACCACTTGATACAAAGCACTACCAGTTGTACCACTACACGCTTGTAATGGTGAGGAACTACATAAATCCGCTTGTGAAAGAGCACTTCCACCTCCATCATATCCCTTATTGACATCTAGTACTCCATCCGTGACAAAATTGTGCCAACACGGGTTAGGTAACTTTCCTCCGCTACACGCTGCGATTGATGCGTTGTTATAACCATAAGTGAAGTTAGTATTCCCTCCATATCCGCTAACATTGTTTCCTATCCACGTTTGTAGTTGTCCTAACTCCGACATTCCAGATAATCCGTAATCAAATGTATTTTCATCACCACCAAGAGGAACAAATGCGTATTGACCTGCGGAAGTCCTGTAACATCTACCCTCCGCATCTCCTTGAAAACAAGGGTGTGCTTTTATTCCATTAGGTAGGTTTGCAATCTTCCTAGGACGTGTTAATGAGGGTGCAGGTAGTGATTTAAGGAAATTGTTAAAAGCAGTGCTTACAGACGCTCCTGCACCGCTTACATCGCCTTCTACCTCCATAGATACACGTACCCTTGCAGTCTCTTGTTGACTAGCACAATACTTGTAAGGCATAAACCCAAATACTGACTTCTGACCATCAGAATCTAGTGTTACATAAGGACAAGGTATGTCAAAGAACCTTCTTACGTGAAATATGTTTGGTTGTTCCCATTCGTTACACCCTTGCGGATATAATGACTCCATTCCACCCGTATCTGAGGAAACTTCATCAGATGTCTCGCGGGACATTTGCCACATCTGTGATATTTCCGCGTTTCTTTCATTAAAGTCTGGTGCATATCTCCGCACACTTGAAAAAGTTGTGTCTGTATCGTAAATATTGTTAATATCACTCCATCCAGGTTCAATTTCTAAGTTAATACAGTTCTTTGGAGTAGATTCACAGTCCTTACTCATCTCTTCTGGGTTAACATCTGGCATATTAATATAACTTGTGATAGTTCCTTCACTTCTAGGTTGATCATACTCAGCAATATCCTGACTAAAGTTTGCTAAATTGTTATCTACCTGCTCCTGCATCTCAGGATCTAGTGCTCCAGTCTTTAAAGTTGAGTTATATTGTGAATCTAAATCTTGAACTTGGTTGTCTGTACCCTTTTCTTCTAGTTGTTCCTCATATCTTTCTGCAACTAATATCTTTGGTTGAGACGAAGGACTGTATCCCGCACCAGGATCTTCAACAATTACGTTTATAATACTACCTTGATCATCTAAAACTGCTCTTAACCGTGCTTGTTTCAATGTTCCCATAAATCCAGACTCATTTTTATAGGATTCATTGATGATTGTTGCTGTTCCTTCCTTCTGACTTTGCTCTCCATCCTTAAAATCTGGGTCTTCTATCTCTTTTGACTGTAAATTTATACCTGTATCGTTCTAAAATGTCTCTTGACGGAACTTCATAGGGTCTGCAAACCCTTGTTCACGCAATGTTTCTGGAAATTCTATTGCAAGATCGGGATCTTTGTAGTCTTTTCCGCTATTAATGATGTTAATTGACGCAACTTTTCCCAATTCATCAATTCTTGCCTCTAAAAATGCCTCATCTAGGTTACGATCTGGTATAAGTGCACCATCTTTTAATGAAACTGGTACATAAGATACTCTTTTTGGGAACTCATACACTCCCCAGAACGCTGCTTTGTCCTTTATACCGTATCCTGCTAGTACATTTATACTCCCACCATTGGTTGAAGTGAAAGATTGGTTGTATGTAAACGCATTTCCTGTAGTTTCATTGTTTATTTGGGTCAATTCCATATATCCGCAGTTCATTTCATCACCAAAATAGCGACACGCACTAATCATCCAGTTGTTTATACGTTCTCCTACTGCAAAAAACCCAGTACTAGAGGTATATCGGAAAAATATGCGGTGTTCATCTGTACAAGTTCCCC